GTAAGCGGCGACGTCATAACCGATCGTGCGGGGGTAGGCGGGAGCATGCTTCGGCGCGGACGCGCGGGCATTGGCCCGCCAGTCCTTCTTGATATTCATCGCCCCGCGCCGCACCACAGCCCGAGCGTCGCGGCGGGCCCGGGGGATCGCGCGGGCCAGATGCCGCTCGAGGCGCCGCACATCGCCCATGTCGAAGCGGGCACTGCTCATGACCGGTCCTCCACTCTGATCCGCCACGCTGTGGACTGGTCGCTGAACGAGGCGCCGGTGACCCACAGGATCAGCCCGGTCATCCGGGCGTCTGGTGAGGCCGTCACCTCGATACGGGTCCCGGGGAGCACCCGGGCGCCGGGCGCCAGCGGCGTGTCCCAGGGCAGGTGCACCTCGTACTCGCGCAGCACGAGTTCACGCTCCCCGGCCTCGGTCTCCTGGCCGGTCGACGCAGCAATCGCCTTCACGCGGGCCTTGCCCGCATACAGGGTCGTCTGGGCACCCGAGGGGGTGGTGCCGGAGGTCCGGTCGAAGACGCCATCGGCCTGCGTGTAGACACGGACGGTGTCCCGCATGCGTTCCTCGGCGGCCGCTCGCCCCGACGCCAGGATGGAGTCGAGGTTCACGGTGTGCCCACCACCCACACGCAGCGCGCGCCGAGTTCGCGTTGCAGAGCGGTGAGTTCGCCGGGCAGCAGGTCGCCGGCGGTCTGGGTGGCTTCGGCCGCGTAGGTCTCGCGGTAGTCGTCGATGGCCCGCTCGCGGATGCCCGCCTCCATGCCGACCGGGGAGTCCGCGATGCGGTTGGCGACCTGGCAGGCCAGTTCCACGATGCCGTCGGGCACCGTCACCCACCCGCGCCGGTAGGTGACGAGCACGCGCCTGGTCCGGCAGTCGGCCAGCCGCAGGTACTCACCGTCCCACCACCAGCCCGTGAGGGCGCTGGTGGTGCCGTCCTCGGCGACCGCCGACACCGTCTGGACTTCCAGGATCGGCGGGGCGGGCAACTCGACTCGGTCACTGTCGACGGTGAGCTGGACGGTGACGACGCTCGGAGTGATGGGCTGTCCTGCCGCGCGCCGGATACGGACCGACGCGCGGGTGAGTAGGGCGGCGGCGGACGCCTCCGACAGGCTGTAGCCGTAGGCGGTGGCGTCCTCGGGCGTGGCCAGGGAGGGGAGTGGCACGGGTCCCTCCTCAGCTGCTCGGGGTGCCGTACTTCTCGATGAGGTCGGCCTTGGTCATGCCGTCCGCCTCTTCGGCATCGGCACCCTGGACGACCGCCCAGCCCATCCAATCCGCCTTGCTGGCGCTTCGGGCAGGCTCGGTGAGCGGGGGCGCCGGGACCTGGTCGTCGTCCGAAGGCTCGGTGTACAGGCTGCCGTCCTCGTTGACGCGCTGGAGCATGCCCTTGCGCAGCCGTTCCTCGATCGGCTCGGGCAGCGGCAGGTCCATCGCGTGGATGCCGCCGCCCTCGCCCCGCAGGTGGATCGTCTCGGCCATGTCAGGTGTTCCTCGGAACTCGCAGGGCGGTGATGGTGCCGGGGACGACGGCGGCGGCCACGTCGACGAGCATGCTGCCGTCGTTCTGCAGGAACCGGCCGGACTCGAACGGGCCGATCCAGGAGATCGTGTTGGCGGCGACGTTCACGACCAGGTCGCCCTGGCCGCTGGCGATGGCCAGGGGCAGGGTGCCGGCCTTGATGGTGACGTTGCCGCCGGTCGAGCCGGCCGCGACGCGGAGCACGGTGAGCTCGGGTTCGGCCTTGGCGATCGTGTGCCCGTTGCTGGTGCCCGGGTTGAGGGTGACCGCGGTGAGCGAGGAATCCGCCACGCCCGCGTTGGGAACGAAGCTGTTGTACGCGACAGCGGTGCGTGCCATGTCTCAGGCCTCCGATCAGGTCTGGGAAGCGATGGCCGTGGCCAGCGCCTCGGGACGGATGACCTTCGCGCCGTACAGCGCCAGGCCCTTGACCGCGTCCGAGAAGCTGCTCTCGGGTCGGTAGGCCTCGGTCTTGTTGATCTGCTCGGCGAAGGAGATCGCCGTGCCGTTGCCCGCGGTGACCACGTAGTCGTCGCCGGTCGGGTTCGGGGCGTTGTTGGACCGCATGATCGTGAAGCCGCCCGACGAGCCGACGATGCCGTTGCGGAAGGCGTTACCGCTGTCGCCGGACTTGTCGGCGTTGATGAAGTTCGGGTCGAGCAGCGCGCGACCGTAGAGCCACGGCGGGATGACCATCCACCGGTTCTCGGCCGGCACGTTGGCCTGGTCCAGCGTCACGCCCAGCGGGACGACGATCTTCGAGTAGAAGTACTCGGGGTTCGCGACCGGGACCGCGATGGTGCCGAGCTGGTTCGCGGACTGCGCCTGGGTGTAGAGGCTGGCCAGGTACTGGTCGACCACGTCGGAAAGCCCGTAGGACGCCTCGGACATGGCCTGCGGCATCACGTCGCCCTTGGCCTGCCGCTTGTCGACGTCATCGACCTTGAACGCCCAGTACTTCGACTGGTCGACGACCAGCGTGCGCTGTGCGTCGGTCAGCTCCTCGGGCGTGATGACCGTCTGGTTCGGGACGTAGGTCCCGATCGTCGGGCGGGAGATCGAGGTGATGCGGACGGTGTCGCCCGCTTCCTGGATCTCGCCCTCGTAGTCGCGGTTGACCATGCCGGGCCCGCCGTACACGAGGTTCTTGCGGAGTGCGACCAGGAGCTTGGCGGACCAAATCTCCGGCCGGAAACGCTTGATGGACATCGGTTTCCTCTCGGGGTGGTTATCCGCCGAGGTAGTCGCGGAGCTGACCCTTGCGGTGAGCCTCGTCGATCTGCTCGGGCGTCATCTTCTTCACGTCCTGCTCGCTGAGCTGCTTGGGGCCGCCGGTCCCCTTGCGGGCGCCGCCGTCTCCGGTCCCCTGGAACCTGGGCTCGGGTGCCTTTGCGGCAGTTCCCAGGTAGGGGCGCTCCTTGAGGAGGTCTTCGATCGCGTCGGCGATCTCGGTCTCGTCGACCTGGCCGTCCTCGTCGACCTCGAACTGGGTCAGGTCGAGGAAGGCGAGGGCGTCCCGCGGATTGGTGAGCTTGCCCGCGGCGGCGGCCCGGACCTCGGAGCGCACGATGCGGGCGTTGGCCCGGCCTGTCGCGGCCCGGTCGGCTTCGCTGCGGATCCGCTCCGGATCGTTGGCGTCGCCAGTGCCCTTGAGCTGGTCGCGCTCGGTCTCGGCGGCCTTGCGCCGCTCCCGCTCCGTGCGCAGCCGCTCCTTCATCGACTCGAGGGCCTTCTTGCCGGGGTCGCCGAGCTGGTCGGCGCCCTCCGGGTCCTTGTCATCGTCGCCGTCGTCCTGGTCGTCTCCGGTGCCGGAGTCGTCCTGGTCGTCGGCGTCGCCGTTGTCCTGGTCGTCGTCCTGGTCGTCGCCGTCGGCGTAGAAGACGGGCGACCAGGGGCCCACCGGGTAGGGGTGAGACCAGCCGGCGGCATGGCCACGGGCACGGCGAGGCAGGGTGGAGAGATCCATGTGCGTGCTCCCATTGCGGAAGTCGGGACCGCGCGTTGCGCGCGGTCAGGTCAGATAGCCGAAGCGGCGCAGCATGGCGATCGCCTCGTCGCGGCTCCCGGCGAGCTCGTAGATCTGCTCGGGCAGGAGCCGCGCCGTCGTCAGCCGGTACTGGCGGCCGATGTCGGCACGCACACGGCCCCTGGCGATGTCCCGGGCCCGTTCCCGCCGGTAGAAATGGCCGCGCGTCGTCGTGCCCCCGCGCGTTGCGCGCACCGCCCGTCCGGAGGCGGTCGTGATGGTGTACATGCCCCGACGGGCGTTGACGATCTGGCCCATGTCGGCGCCCTCGCGGATCGCCTGCGCCCCGGCCGCGGTGAACACTCGGTCCTGCTCGGGCCGCGACAGGCCGGCGAAGTAGGACCGCGGATCGACGACGCCCCGGGCGCTGCTGCCGAAGCGGGTCGTGGGGCTGTCCCCGTTGAGCCCGCCGCGATGCTGGTTGCGGGCGATCAGTGTGGTCGGCAGGTGGATGCAGTCGCAGCGTGGGTGCCTCTGGAAGCCCTTGTTCCAGCCGTACTCCACGCCCGCCAAGATGATGCAGCGGGCGCAGGCCGGCGGCTGTACGACGCGGACGTAGCCCTGGATCGTGCGGCGCCCCGTGATGCCGACGCCGACAGCCCCCCTGCCTGCGTCGGCGACCTCCGAGCGCACGATCGTCGCCAGCAGCCCGCGCCCGGCCCGGAGGCCCTCGTCCGCGCTCGCGCCCTGTCCGATGGTCCGGTACGCGGCGATCAGCGGCCGCATCAGCAGCGTGTCCAGCGTCCGTCCGTCCGCGGCGACACCGGCGAACGCTGAGGCGTTGACCGTGTCGGCGGCCTCGGCCTCGGCGCCCTGCGCGGCCGCCGTCTCTGCGACGTAGTCGGTCGCCCCGTCGGCAGCGGCCAACTGGCCCGCGGTCAGGACGGTCACCAGGCGGGGGCCGATGACGGACCAGGAGGCGCGCAAATCGGCGACGTTCAGCAGGCCCCACTCGCGCAAGGCTGCGGCCATGGTGGCGACCGCGATCTTCCGCTGCCGGACCGCGTACTGCCCGGCCAGAGCGAGCGGCTGTGTCACGGCCCGCCGTCCCGGGCCGGATCCTCATGCGGGGCCGACGTCGGATTGATGGCGGGAGGGCCGCCGCCCATGATGGCGGCCACCGGATCCAGTTCGGCCTCCCGAGCCCGCATATCCATCAGCGTCGTGACCTCGGTCGGCGTCAGACCGAAGCGCAGGGCGAGCCACTCGAAGGGGAACCCGATCTGCTTCAGCTTCAGCAGGCTGTCCGTCAGCTGCGCCAGGTTCCGCGACTGCGGGTCCTTCCACAGCACCGTTCCGGCGGCCAGCGCCTTGCCCTTGGCGTCCTCGCCGCGGGCCAGACAGATCAGCTGGAACACCTCACGCAGGGCCTGCCCGAACCACAGCTGCTTCTCCTCGACCCGCTTCACCAGGCCGGTCTCCGCCGCGATCAGCGCGTCCCCGCTGAGGTTGGCCATGCGGCCGATCAGGTAGTGCGCCGGAGTGCGGGTCTGTGCGGCGATGTGCCCGACGGCCACCTCGATGACGTCGGTGTAGGCCGTCAGGTTCGCCGCGTTCCAGCTCTCGACCTTGGCCTCGGGGTTCTCCAGCCACAGGATGCGGTCGGTGACGAACTTCTTCAGGTCGATCGGCCGCTCGCCGACCTTCTGCCCGTTCGCGTCCAGGATCGGCACCTTGGGGATCTCGGCGCCGATGATGATGCGCTGCTCAAGGCTCGCGTAGTCCGCGGTCGTGAACAGCATCGCCCAGATCAGGTTGAT